CACCACCTGCATTATTAGGTAGACCCCCAAAGTCACTATAGTCATGATATCCACTTTGATTTTCGCCTAGCTCTATGATAAAAGCATCTGAGGTAGCATCAAAAAATAATCTAGTTTTCATGCCAATACATTGCCACCAAATTTTTTCTATTGTTACACCAGTGCAAGTCTCTCCATCTGGACTTGCAGCAAGAGCACTTACATCTACCTTTACAACTGCTGATTCACCAGTTCCATCAGATATGTTTGTAAATTTTTGTACAACATTTTTTGCACCATCAATAATGGTTTGTGAAGTTACTGCATCAGCCATTAGTCCCTCCTATTAATATACAGAGTATTCTAATTCAACTGTGAATCTTCCAGCAGTTACATCAGCATTTACTGTAGTTGTTGCTCTAGCATATAAGTGAACATTAGCTACCGCAGCGGTTACATTGGGAACAAATATATGATAGTTGCCTGCAGAGTTATTAAAATTTATATCAATCTCTGTTATAGATTGTGTGGCACTTAATTGCTCATTGAAAGATGTTACGCCCGCACCAACAATCTCTGTTCCAGAAACTGCAGCATTTGTAGCAGTGCCACTTGTAGAGCTCAGTGCTAAATTACCTGCTAAAGTTTCACCCGCAGCAGTTGTAATACCAATTAAAGCTCTGTGAATAAAAATTTTAGTCGGTGTAACTAATCCACTTGGTGCATCCACATTTAGTGTTCCTAATTCTACTAGACAGTCTCCATCTGCATAAGCAGTAGAAGCAGCATCTGTAGAAGCAAGTGTACCAGCAAAAGATTGAATTTTTCTTGTACCCATTGAAACAAGTTGTCCAGTTGAATTAACTGAAAAACCAGTTTCTGTAACAGCACCAGTAGTGCCATTTTTATTTATAACGTTAAATCCACCTTCAGATCTAACGGGACCTGTAAAAGTTGTATTAGCCATGTTAATCTCCTTGTCTTGGCAAATGTCAGTTACTTGAGTATAACTGTCAAGGTTAGTTTATTATACATAAAAAAAAGGCGACTGCAATGAGTCGCCCTTAAAAAATCATAATAATTTTTTAGGCACCTTTTGATCCGAAGACACATCTTGGATCTGAAAATCCAAAACTGTATCTCTCTCTGGCTTTAAATCTCATGTTGCCAGTATCAAAATCAGCTTCCATTTGTGTTGCTAATGGCACTCTTTCAAAGTGCATAAAGCCTCTTGGAGCATCTGTTAAGATAAAAAATGCATCAGTATCAGTCAAAAAGTCATTAACTGAATAGCCATCTGGAAGCATTCCAGTTGATCTTATTGCGTTAATGTCATTGTCTGCTGTTGCAGTTCTTAAATTTGATGCCATGAGTCTTTCAGCAACAAATTGTAATTGACGAGGTATAATTAGTTTTCTACCTGTCAATGCAATTTTGAGACCTCTTTCATCAACAAAACCTGCAATGCTAATTAAAGCATCTTCAAGTGATGTCTCATTTAGGTCTGCATCAGTTGATGGTTCATTAGCAAAAGTACCACCAGTTACAATTGGATGTGCAGTTGAACATAACTCAACCCCATCACCTCCTGTGACTGTGCTATCAAAAGCATTATTAAGAACTGAAGCAGCCTTAACTTGCTTTGTGTGTGCCATTGATCTCGCTAATGCACGTGTATATCTTGAAGACAATCTGTCATAAAGGTTGTCTTCTACTGCTTCTTCAGTAATCGAGAAAGCCAAAGCAATAGTCTCATGATTATAACGGGCAGTAAAAGATTCGTTTGCATCGTCAAATGATACACCAGAACCCTCTTGTTTTACTGGAGCCGCTCCAAAACCAGAGAGCATTACTTCTTCTTCAAATGATCTATCTGAAGACTCAGTTGTAAAAATTTCCGCATGTTGGTTTTCATACCTTGCGAATTCCATACCAAAGAGAGCATTTAAACCAGGCTCTAATTCTTTGGCGAGTTGTGCTCTTGAAATAGCCATAAATCAATCTCCCTATGATATCGCTGCATCACTATCTCCAACAGAACTGAAGAATACGTGATTGTTAATTTTTACGATATATTTTATACCAGCAGCAGAATGATCTTGATTTTCTACATCTTCTTGAATTCCGAGAATCATCAAAGGATTTGATGGATCAGAATCTTCAGCAGTAGAAATATCAATCTGTGCAGTAGATATACCTGTTGTTGTATTTCCGCTTGTAGCATTTTCTATCTCAGCAGTTTTGAAAATATCCACTTTTGCAGTTGCTCTGTTGGTATTAGTACCATCTGAACATATGACATATCTTTGCATCGGATTGTCATAAACAAAAGCTTTTATATCAAAATTAGTATCCGCTGAACCAGAACCTGGCCACGTGTTAGAAAATTTTAATTTCTTTGTAGTGTTGTCAACATATTCACACCCAGCAAAAACTCCTAAGATCTGTTTTGTATCTCCAGTAGCATTTCCTAAAACTTGTACTGTGCCACCAGTTAACTCAACTTGAACAGGAGAGCCTTGGAAAATAGCTGATGCATCACTAGCAATGAAATACTGATTTGTGCCACCAGGGAAAGTTCCCCCCATAGCATTAATCGGCTTCAATCCAAATTTTAAATCTGCATTTGCCATTTATAGCTCCTTATAGTTACGAAAAGGAATTATTCCTTTCCAAAAGTTACTTTAGAACGCCTAGTTTTCTCAATAGGCATCGAAGGATGTTGTTCCTTCATTAAGTCCTGATCTACGGCAGTCATTTGATTGCGGGTCTGATCCCGAAAGTATTCAGTTCTCTCTTCAACTGTCTCTTCAGGTATTCTGGCGAGCATTAACCCACCATTACCAATTACACCCTCATGTTTGCCTTCTTCAACCGAAGCAAATTGTTGATCTGGATATTCATCTGATCTCACTGGTTCATAACCTTCTCTAAGTCTCTGATGAACGTTCATTTGATCGTCATCTCCTCTTAAATGAGTTCTAATCCAACGATGTTTGAATCCATCCTTTGGCTTCGGTGCATCCAACTTACTAGGTGGTGCCCATGGCT